CATTGCGATTGTGGGCCCGGATACGTTCTATGACCTGCAGGACGACGAGACGTTTGTGGCGGTGGCGCGCTATCAGGACAAGGAAGCGGTATACACGGGCGAGATTGGCCGGCTGTTTGGCTGCCGGATCGTGGAGACCACGGAGGCGAAGATCTTTGACGGCGCGGGTGCGGACGGCGCGGATGTGGCGAGCATCATTGTGCTGGGCCAGTATGCCTACGGCTACACGAGCTTCAAGGGCGCCAAGCCGCGCGTGATCGTCAAGCCGGCGGGCAGTGCGGGCACGGCGGATCCGCTGGAGCAGATCAGCACGGTGGGCTGGAAGATGGACGGCTTCGGCGTGAAGCTGCTGCAGCCGGAATATGCCGTACGCATCGAGTGCGGCTTTACGGCGTAAGAGGTGGGGACGTTGGGGATTTCATCCCCAAGCCCCTGACCGGGGCACTGCCCCGGACCCCGCTCCGCTTCGCGGCGGATTGAAGAAAGCGGGGAGAGAACGAACTGCGTTCGTTCATGGAACAGACATGATGGCAAACGGAATTTGCCGAAGAACAGTTGCATAAAACAGGCGCGAAGCGAAGAAGGGTGCAGGGACATTGTCCCTGCCAGGGGTTCGGGGACGGTGTCCCCGAAAGAAAGGAAAGAAACATGGCAATCAAGATGAACACCACGCAGACGATCGACCGCGCGTCCAGCGCGCTGGCGGCGAAATGCGAAATGACGCTCAAGAACATGGACAAGCTGCTGGCACAGGCGGGCTGCGCCGGCTGCAGGAAGGAGAAGGTGCACCTGCCGCTGGTGCCGGGCAGCAAGGATGACGTGCTGTTTGTAGGCCTGAACGGCGTGGATTTTTACTTCATGCGCGGCAGGACTGTGGAGATGGGCGCGCCGCTGAAGGAAATCCTGCAGAACACGGGCAACCTGTAAGCGGCAGAAAAAGCTGAAGAAACGGAGGCGGGACAATGACGCTGGCGGGAATCATGCGCCTGGCGCTCAGGCAGCTGGATGAGGCGCAGGAAGACATCGCGGAATATGACGAGCTTTTCAGAAGCTATGCCAACATGGGTTACATGATCGCGATCCGGCTGTTTTACAGGCCGAGGGAGACGTTTGTCCTGACAACCGATGAGGCAGGGAACGCGCCGATTGGCGCGCTCCCGATTCGCCGGGTGGTTGCGGTGAAGAACGCGCGGGGCGAGCCTGTCTGGTTTGGCATTGCGGCGGACGGCATGACGATTGAGACGGGCGAAAAAGAAAAGACGCTGCATGCGCTTTGCGAAGTGGAAAGGGAAGAACTGAAGAAAGAGACGGATGAGCCGCAGATGCCGCAATACGCGCATGCGGCGCTGGCGGATTATATCTGCTACCGGCATCTGTCCAGCGGCAGCCTGAGCAAGCAGAGCCGCGCGGAATTCTTCCGGCAGAGCTTTTACCAGCAGATGCGAGCGCTGGAATACCAGGGCGAGGGCAGCGTGAAAAAGATGAAGAACCTGTATGCGGTGACGGACGCAAGATACAGGCGCTGAGCAGGAGAAGGAGCGGGGTGAACGGATGGCAAAGCGGCGAGGCGACACGACGGAAAGATTTGAGGGGCAATTCATGATCCCGATACCCAAGGGCGTATATCAGGCGGCGGGCGATGCGAATGTAGATCCGCAATATGCCTATCGGGCAGAAAACATGCGTACGCAGCGTGGGCTGCTGGCCACAAGTTGGGGTACCAGCCGTGCATTTCCGGCGCTGGGAAAGCCGATCGAGACGCTTGAAAAATTCCACAGGAGAAACAGACCGGACGATCCGGATGTATATGTAGCGGGCGCAGACGGAGCGATTTATACCTATACGATGGGCACGGAGGGCTGGATCAAGCAGGCGGAGGGATTTGCCTGCAGCCGGTGGAGCTGCGTGACATATGAGACGGTGAAGAATGGGAAAACGGTGGACATCCTGATCATGAGCAATGCACAGGACGGGATGATTGTGCTGGATGGAGACGACCTGAAGGCAGAAAAAAAGACGCTGACGCTGGGGGATAACCATGCGGAGGTGAGATTTGCACAGCTTGGCAGGCATGCGGAGAGGATCTGGGGGACGGGTGCAGCCGGGTATCCGGACGATGTGTTTTATTCCAGAGCATATGATCCGTTTGACTGGACGGGCGTGGCCGATACGCCGGAGCTGGGCGGCGGCGTGATCAAGCAGCCGACATGGGACGGCGATGCGTTTCTGGCGCTGCAGCCATTCGGCGGATATCTGCTGGCAATCAAACGGCATGCCGTCTTTGAAATACGGGGCAGCGATCCATCCAGCTTTACGATTACCCGGGCATACGGCACGGACGGACCGCTGCAGGCGAGAACGATCTGCACAGACAGGCTGAGGGTGTTCTTTTTGACAGAGGAGGGGCTTGGCGTGTATGACGGATCGGCGCTGGAGGTGCTCTCGCGGGATGCGCTGCATGAGACGATGCGCATGCGCATGGCGGGGATGGAGGACGCAGCAACGGCGTGCGTGAGCGGCCGGATGTATTATCTGGCGCTGTGTGTGAAGGAAAACGAAAGCGATGTGCTGACGCAGAACAACACGGTGATTGAATATGACATCGACAGGAAAACATTCATGATCCGAAAAGGAATAAGAGTGAGGGATTTTTTTGCGGCGGATGGGGAGGTTTTCTTCACACAGGCGGATGCGCCTTACGAGGTGCTGCGCTTTAACGATGAGAAATCGGGCAGCTATCTGGATGTGCCGATGAAGAGCCTGTGGGAGACACCGTGGCTTGACCTGGGCAAGGACAGGATGAAGCGGGATTTTGAACTGCGATTCACAGCGGATGCAGATGAAAACGGCGTGCCGGTGAAGCTGACGATGATGACGGACCGGCAGGAAAAGACGGTCACCGTTCTGATTGGACGAAGGCGGAAGGATTATAGGGTGAAGATCCAGGCGGGCGGCGTTCGGGTGAGGCTGAGAATCGAAAGCGGTGCGCGCGCAGCAGGGTGGAGGATTTATGGCGGCGTACAGGTTGAATACAGCGTGGATGAGGTGTGAGGATGGCATTCAAGCAGCCGAGAGTACCCGAATACCGGGAGAATGAGGAGCCGGTTAAGCATCTCAAAGCGCTTACGCTGTTCCTCAAGGACTTCTGTCAGGAAGTATGGACGGCCAGCAGGCTGACTGATAAGGGGCTTGCGGGAATCAAGTACCCGGTAACCAGCGTGAACAAGAAAACAGGGGACGTGGTGCTGACCGCAGGCGATGTGGGCGCGAGAGCCAATACGTGGCTCCCCTCTGCCTCCGATATCAAAAAAATGACGCGCGGAACATGGAACGGGAACACGGGCGCGGCAGGTATTCCGGACGGACTGAGCTATGTGACCGCTGGACCAGCGACGGATGGACACGGATTTCCGGCCTCCTATGTGACTGTGTTTGCAGTGAAAGACAACGTCAACAGGACATTCCAGATTCTGATTGAGAAGACCAATGGAAAGATGTGGGTGCGCAGCGCGACAGACGGAACAGTCTGGGGCGATTGGCGGCGCTATCTTTTCGTTGACGAAATCTATCCTGTGGGTGCGATCTATATCTCCGCAAGATCGACCAGTCCTGCCAGTCTCTTTGGCGGAACATGGGAACAGCTGAAGGACAGATTCCTTCTGGCGGCAGGCGGCTCCTATGCGGCGGCCAGCACGGGAGGTGCGGCGACCGTGACGCTGACGACGGAACAGATCCCGTCGCATACGCATTACATCAGAGAGGGAACGACGAATGGCTCCATGTCGGGCTATCGGTTTTCCGCAACAAACGGTAATTTTTCGATGGCTGGATATAACGGTTATGCGGGCGGCGGCGCGGCGCACGATAACATGCCGCCGTATCTGGCTGTGTATATGTGGAAAAGGGTGAGTTGATGGAAATCTACAACGAACAGATGGAGAGAATCGGGGAACCGGACCTTGCGCTGGGCTGGATGGAGAACACAGTGCGAACGGTGTATCATGCGGCGATCGATGCGGTGGAAGAGATCTGGCACTACGAAACGGCGGCGGAATATCCAAACGGCGGAAAAGATGTGCGCAGGGTGATTGATATTCCTGGGGTTCAGGCACGAGAGGCTTGGGAAGAGGAAATCCCCGTTCAGATTTATCACCCATATACGAAGGAAGAACTTGAAAAGATGAAGCAGGAAGCTGAGAAGCCGACGATGGAGGAGAGAATCGGCCGCATGGAGGCGGTGATTGAAACGCTGACAGGCAGAATGGATGCGGCAATCAAGTCGATATCGGTTGCGCTTGATAAGGAAAGAGGGGAAACGGATGGCGAGAATCACGGTATCACAGAGCAGTCATGAGAGCACGACGAAGAGCCAGCACCACAGCGAGAGCAAAAGCCAGAGCCAGAGCCAGAACAGGAGCGAAACACAAAAGGTATTGAATGAAAAGCTGCGGGATGAGATTCTCTCGGGGCTGATGGGCTATATGAATGATGAGGAGATCGACGCATATGCGAGAAATCTGCTTCATCCGCAGCATGAGGCGCAGATAGAAGAGGCTAAACAGAAACACGAGACAGAAACACTGCTTGGCAGGCAGGAAATGGAAGATCTGGCTGCGGAACTGAGCCGAAGCATTGACGAACAGAAGCGCAGCTATGCCCAAAGCGCAGCAAACGTGCAGACGGCGGCGCTGGCGCGGGGGATGGGACGAAGCAGCTATACGCTGGATGTGCTGGCGAATGAAGGAGAAAGGATGGCGCGGGCGGTGCGTGAACTGACGCAGGAGAACGAAAGGAAGAATGCACAGATCCGCGAGCGAATGGCGCAGCAGACCCTGCAGAACACCCAGACGATGGGCAGGCTGGACACAGACTATGCCAAGCAGCTGGCGGCAAAGGTGCAGGAACTGAAGGAAAGCCAGCGCAGGGAATACAACCAGAACTATCTGACGGCAGTATCCGGGAGCATGGGCACAAGCACGAGCGGCCAGAGCAGCACGCAGGGCACGAGCACAAGCGACACGACGGGCGTTTCCCATACGAAGGGATCGAGCACCGCGATAAGCCAATCGTACAGTACGGGCGGCGGAAGCAAGAAAAGCATGCCCGAGGTGGACGCGGTAAGCGGCGCAGCGGTGAGCACAAAATACCGCAGATGACGCGCTGAGGGAGGAAAGAAATTTGATTGAAGCGAGCTTTGACAAGGGCAGAAGCGCAGCGGTGAGCGGTGCATACCAATATGACACAGGTCAGCGGCTGAGGATGCACGGACTGCCCACGCCTGCAGAACTGGCACTTGAGGACGAGTCTCTTTCCGGCGGTCAGGTGACAATGCAGGTTCACTTTGGGTTGAAGGGAGACAGCCAGACGCAGGCACGTCTTGCGCTGTGGAATGAAGATACGGGATGCTGGCTGACGTCGATCCCGGATGAGTATCTGCAGCAGGCGGAGAGCGTGTATGCATATGTTTATGTGAGCTACGGTCAGGACGAAGCAGGCAACGGACGGACAAAGACGATGTATACGCTGATGTTCAGGCCGATTGCCAGGCCGGCGCCCAACAATGTGGCAACAAGCGAGCAATGGGAAGCCTGGGCGAACAAACAGGAAGAAATGGATCTGACGCTGGAAACCGTATCAACAGCGGAAAAACATGCGATGGCGGCGCAGGAAGCGGCGCAGGAGGCTGAACTGACGGCTTTGGAAGCGCAGGAGGAAGCTCAGGATGCGGCGACGGCGGCGAACGAAGCGCTGCAGGGGCTTGAAGAGATTGAGACGATTTGGAGCGGGATGAGAGTGAGGACGGTTTCGCTGGGAGCAGACGCGCAGGCGACGGCGGCGGTCACAGCGGATGCGATCACATTGGGGCTTCCCAGAGGCGCGGGCGGCGCAAAGGGGCAGACAGGCGATACGGGACCGGCGGATCTTGCGTTTTCGCTGGCAGACGGCATACTGACGATCACGCCCAAGGGATAACAAGGAGGGGAAGAGGATGGCGATGAACACGTTTGATGCACTGATGGCGGAGGTTAATCAGAAGATTTCGCAGGCAGATACTGCGGCTTCGCAGGCGAACGCTGCAGCCGCATCGGCGAATGCGGCGGGAGAAAACGCACAGGAGAAAGCACAGGATGCACAGACGGCGGCACAGGAGGCCAGAACGGCGGCGCAGCAGGCAGACGCGATGGCTGCCGCTTGGGAAAACGTGACGGTACAGGCGCAGACGGCCCAGGCGGGAAGCGAGGCGGGTGTAACGCTGACGAAGACAGACGGGGCGAGGGTGCTTTCGTTTGTGATTCCGCGCGGCGCCGATGGTGCAACAGGAGCGAAGGGCGACACGGGCAGAAGCGGCGTGACATTCACCCTTTCGGGGACAAATCTGTATATCACCACGAGCTGAGGAGGTGCACGCATGGCGACGAGGGTTCCATCTTATTCGTTCACAGGTCATAGCAGTAGCGAAGTGAAAAACGGCTACTGGTATATCTATCTCAAGAGTGACGGCACGCTGAAGATGAATTATAAGAAGACTAACGTACAGGCATTTCTTGTCGGCGGTGGTGGTGGCGGCGGCCGAGAAGCCTACGGCGGCGGCGGTGGTGGCGGCGGCTACACGGCTACGGTAAGTGTTGGCACGATGCCTGCCGGGCAGGAATACAGTGTGACCATCGGTGCTGGCGGAAAGGATGGTGAAGGCGAAAACTACATGACCGGCGGCAACGGCGGTAGCACGACAGCCTTTAACAAGACAGTCCAAGGCGGCCACGGTGGCGCTAGGCAATCCGGCGGCGATGGCGGTTCTGGCGGTGGCGCCGGCAGTAAGACCGAAAACAAGGCTGGCGGTGCTGGCGGCGAAAACGGCGGAAATGGCGCCGACGGTTCCGGTGGAAGCTCCGGCGGCAATGGTCAGGGAGCGAGCACAAGAGCCTTTGGTGACCCCAACTGCGCGCTGTATGCGGGCGGCGGCGGTGGC